AGAGCCATTTGCTCACCGGAAACTTCATGACGGGCAACTATCAATTACCCAAATGCTGGCGCTGGTGGAGCGTGCCGACATCGTGCTTACCGGAGCATGCGTTGTCATGCATGCTGCCCTGGCCTACGGAAAACCGATGATTTGCCTGCAGGGTGGCAACGGGGGCAATAACCACCATCTCAAGGTGACGGACCCGCGTTGCATGGACCTGTCCCGTTCACTCTTCATCTATCCGGACAATTACTGTCGTTGCCAGGAAATGAAGCACTCATGCGACAAAACAATCAGTGGCCTGGCCGATAAGGTTCAGCCATTCATCGATAACGTTTACATGGCATCAAGAAAGCGGGTGGCAGCATGAAGTCATTTTCCCAGGAAGTCAGAAAAGGTCTGGTCTGGTTGCCGGAGTTGGGGATGGGGCGATTTCCGGTACCGAAAAATCGTCCGTACGACGAAAGTTATTTTTCTCATTATCGTAAGCTTGCCGACACGCAGCTTGGTAGAGATTTAACCGCTGCACGTATTCGGCTCATCTCCCGACATTATCAGGGGGCCGTGCTCGATGTCGGTATAGGTGCAGGTCAGTTTGTCGAGGCCAGGCCGAACACTAAAGGTTACGACGTGAATCCTGTTGGCGTTGACTGGTTGATGCAACGCGGCCAGTTCGTTGATCTTTACGCTGATTGCTATCCCGCGCTTTCATTTTGGGATTCACTGGAACATATCGACCGCCCGGACGTGGCTGTAGCAAAAGCAGAAAAGTGGGTGTTTGTTTCGGTGCCTATTTTCGACAATGGCGATCATGTCGTGCGCTCTAAGCATTACCGCAAAGCAGAGCACATTTGGTACTGGACGCATGAGGGGCTAATTAACTGGTTCAGCAGCCAGGGTTTCGCGCTGGTTGAGCACAACACGCTGGAAAGCGAATTGGGTAGGGAAGGTATCGGCAGCTACGCGTTTATTAGGATAGAATAATTATCTTCTATCAAGGGGATTATTTATGTGGCAATCCATCATTAACGCGAGTTGGGCAAACATCTGGTCGGCAACTGTTGCTATTTCCACGGTATTAACCTTATTTATAGCGTTGATTGCGTTATTTCGGTGGAAAAAGCAGGACGAACTCAAAGTCAAACTGGCATTTAAGAATGCCATATCTAACTACGCATGGCTGTTGGCTGCCATGCCAGAAATATTAAGTTATGAGTCAAGTAAGCAACACCCTAAAGTTAATATCGGTGATCTCACGCAAGGATATTTTGCTTGCATGAATGCTTGGGATATGTCTGAAGGATTGATGGATAGAAATAAAAGCGTAAGTGAATGCTGGGCTTTTATCCAAGCCAATCATAATAATTTTATCGCAGGGAGAATTGGTTCAAGTGTGTTGATAGCTAAATGCAGGATTATTTTGCGCGAAAAAATTATTTTTAAAAAATTCAGAATTTAATCAACAGCTACTACAGGGCGTCATTACGATGGCGCCCGATAGTGATTGTTAAAACACCAATGGTTCCCGCCGCGCACCCTGCGCATTACCAATTGGTTTTTTATTTTACTTAAAAGATGAATCACAGAGTTTTGTTTATGTGGTACCAGCTGGCCAACGGGCATTGCTTAGTGATTTATTCTGAAATCCTCGTACCGAGGAAGGGAAATGGGCGACCGCCAGTAGTTGGAGCTACTGACGGCCATCATACCCATAGCTTGAGTCATGAGTACAACCGAGGCCCACCTGCTTGTACAAGCCGGGCCAGTTTACATAGGTTAAGTCCGTGGCTGAACAAAAAATTAAAATTCGTTATCTCAAACGTACGAATTTGAAACGTTACGATCGCAACGTAATGATTCATTCAGACGATCAGATAAATCAGATTGCTGCCAGCATCAAAAAATTTGGCTGGACGAACCCTGTACTGATTGATGAAGCTGGAGAAATAATCGCGGGGCATGGAAGAATAGCCGCCGCCGAGATTTTAGAGATTGATGATATACCAACCATCACGCTATCCGGGTTAAATGAGGATGAGAAAAGGGCTTACCGCCTCGCAGACAATAAGTTACCTCTTGGGGCCGGTTGGGATAATGAATTGTTGAAGCTGGAAATCGTTGATCTGCTTGATGCAAATTTTGACGTTCAGATTATTGGTTTTACACAGCAGGAAATTGATGACCTGCTGATTGATATCACTGCTGATGAAGAAGAAGGCGACCCGTATACCACCAAAATAGATACCCCTGTATACGTCCCTGCGGAGGTGGTTCCGGAAATTTCGGAACTATATGACGACGAGAAAACGTTACGGCTCAAAAAGAAGATTAAAAATTCCAGCCTGCCGCCTGAGGTAGAAAATTTTCTACTCAGCGCATCGGAGCGACACACAATTTTTAATTTCAACAAAATAGCGGATTACTATGCCGGTTCAGGTGCAGAAATACAGGCACTCTTTGAAGAATCGGCTCTGGTAATCATCGATTATGAAAAAGCTATTGAGCATGGTTTTGTCCACCTGACGAAAAAGATGGTGGATATCGTCTACAGCGAAGAGGGCGAAGAAGATGCGTAACGACTTCTGTGCTTTCATCCTGACTCATGGGCGGCCAGAAAAAATCTATACCTACAATCTGCTGAGAAAATCGGGCTACACCGGGAAGGTGTATATCGTTATTGATGATGAAGACGATACACGTGGCCGCTATCTGGAATTATTTGGTGACCAAGTCCTCATCTTCTCAAAAAGTGAAATAGCCAGCAGGTTCGACGAAGCAGATAACTTTGGGGATCGCCGCTCAATTTTTTATGCGCGTAACGCATGTTTTGAACTGGCAAGAATGGTGGGCTGTAAATATTTCATCCAACTGGACGATGATTACACCGAGTTTCAATTCCGGGTAGGAAAGAATCTGGACCGTGATTACCAGCTAATTACGAACATCGACCTGATTCTTGAGGCCATGCTCGAATACTACGAGTCTATACCAGCGGCAACATTAGCGATGGCTCAGGGAGGGGATTTTCTTGGACAGTCGGGTAATGCTGCCTGGTTAAAGCGTAAGGCCATGAACAGCCTTATTTGCTCAACTGACAGACCTTTCGCGTTTGTCGGGCGTATTAACGAGGATGTAAACACATACACATCACTCGGGCGCCGCGGCGAATTGTTCCTGACGATTGGCGCAGTGCAGCTGTTGCAGAAGCAAACTCAAGCCAGTAGTGGCGGTATGACAGAGTTATATCTTGCCTCTGGTACGTACGTGAAAAGTTTTTATTCGATTATGTATGCGCCGTCATGCGTGAAAATTTCCTTAATGGGCTCTTCACATAAGCGTATCCACCATCGAGTGAGCTGGAATAACACCGCAGTAAAAATTCTCGACGAGAAATACAAAAAATCCGCCTCAGAAAAAAGGAGGCGGTAAATGCTCCCTTATCCCAAAGTTGAATCTCTCGCTGCATGCCGAATGAACGAACAGCAAATTGCTGATGTTCTCGATATCGACCTTATCGATCTGAAAAAGGACCAGGTAGCGATAGCAAAATTCAGAGAGGCAATACGAAAAGGGAGGGCAAAGGGAGAAGCAGAAATACGCACCGCTTTATACCGGAAGGCAAAAACTGGAGATGCTCGCGCATTTCGGGAGCTTTTGAGGCGGGAGAAACAACAGGACAGTGATTGATGAGCAAACCGGACTGGAAGGAGCTGCAATCTCAGTTTGCCGCTGCTTACGCCAGTTCGGGAATATCTCCGAAAGAATGGTGTGAACAGCAGGGGCTGAATTATGAGAGTGCTCGTCGCTACATAAAAAAGCCTGCGCAAAAAAAAACTGCGCAAAAATCAGCGCAGAAATCTCAGAAAGCCCCGCCACGATTGGAAAAGCCCGCAAGGAAAACTGCGCAAAAAAGCGTAAAGCCAGATCCAAAAACTTCCGCATTTTGCGCAGAGTTGACGGAAGGCGAAACGCTGTTTGTTTCCCACTACCTTATAAGCCGCGATAAGTACGATGCATATCGCAAGGCGGGTTATACCGGGGGTGATAGAGCGGCAAGAATGCTTTATCGAAAAATATCGGTGGCGCGAGCAATCAATCAGGGCATTGAGAAGTTGAGCGAGAGGGCAATATTAAATGCCCAGGACATTCTCACGCACTGGCAAGAAATTGCTATTGCTGACCCTGGGGAAGTCTCTCAAATGCGGCGTGTATGTTGCCGTCACTGCTGGGGGGAAAACTTTCTCTATCAGTGGCGTGATATAGACGAATTCGATAAAGCCGCAGAAAAAGCCTCGAAGGATAGCAAACCAACCCCTGAATATGGTGGCCTCGGGTTTATGTCGAACGATGACCCAAACCCAGATTGCCCTCGTTGCGCAGGGGAAGGCATCGAAAATGTTTTTCTTAGTGATACACGTGATCTTACAGGACCAGCTCGCAGGCTGATTGCTGGAGTGAAGAAAACAAAGTTTGGCATTGAAGTAATGACGCGTGACCAGGACGCGGCATTAAAAAACCTCGCAGCTTTCCACAATCTGGCCTCCAGCGAGCAGGAGAGAGAACTTCGGTTACTTGAAATCGAACGTGTCCGCCTGAGCAATGAAAAAATCAAAGCTGAGATCGAAATCCTCCGCAACGGTGGGAACGGTAACGAGCAGATCATTATTCATAACTCGCTTAAACCACCTGGCAGCGAATAATTTCCAACGGGGATGTGATGGATATCTTTCTTCCGGAACTACACCCGGGGCAATTGCACGTCTGGAATGATGGGGCGCAGTACCGGTATAACGCCGTACGATGTGGTCGCCGCTGGGGTAAAACAGTCATGCTGGTGGATGTGGCCATAAGCTATGTCACCAATAAATTTGTGATACCAGGTACGCAAAAATCTATTGCGGGTCGCGTCGGGATTTTTACCGCCCAATACAGGCAGTATCAGGAAATATTCGATGAACTGATTGCATACCTTGGGCCGCTTATCAAAACGCAGTCCCGTAGTGAAAAGCGAATACTGCTAAAAAACGGCGGCAAGATTGATTTCTGGGTTACTGACGATAACAAACTGGCCGGGCGTGGGCGTAAATACCACGCTGTATTGATTGATGAAGCAGCGTTTACCAAAGCACCGGAAATGCTAGAAGAAGTATGGCCTCGGGCAATCAAGCCCACACTTGTCGATTATCGCGGCAGGGCCTGGGTTTTCTCCACTCCTGATGGCATTAACGACCAGAATTTTTTCTACGCCATCTGCAACGACCCTACACATGGGTTTCATGAGCAACACGCGCCGTCGTCTTCAAATCCTCATTTACCAGCTGATGAATTGGCTGAAATGGAGAAAAGCACTGACCCACGCGTGTGGCAGCAAGAGTTTCTGGCTGAGTTTATCGACTGGTCGAAAGACGCGTTGCTGGACGTAAATAAATTGCTGGTGGATGAGAAGCCAGTTGCGATGCCTGGCACTTGCGACATGATTTTTGCGGTCGCAGATACGGCCCTTAAAGGCGGTACCGAAAATGATGGTACCGGCTTCGTTTATTTCGCTTATGAGGAAACTTATTCCGAACCTCGGCTGACGATTATTGACTGGGACATTACGCAGATAAAAGCCTCGTTGCTTCCTGAATACATGCCGAGTGTTTACAACAACCTTGAGCGACTGGCGAAGATTTGTCGTCCTCGCCTCGGTAGTCAGGGCGTGTTTATGGAAGACGCGGCAATGGGCGCCATCCTCAACCAGAAAGCCGAAACCGAAAATTGGGACATGAAGCCCATCAAGTCAGCGCTGACAGCTAAAGGGAAAGACGAAAGAGCAGTTTTGGCGTCCGGTCATCATTGGCAGGAAAAGGCAAAAATTGCTCAACCAGCCTACGACAAAACAGTCGAGTTCAAGAAAAAAACCGCAAATCACCTCATCCGCCAAATTGCCGGTTTCCACCTGGCAGACCCGAAAGCGCATAAACGCGCTGATGACCTCTTCGATTGCTACACGTACGGCCTGATCATCGTGTTCGGGAACTACGAGGCACTGTAAACAGGGACTTCTGTAAATGGCAGAAATTCAGATTAGCAATAACCTCAGCTCATCTCTCGCCAAAATTCTTGATTCTGACGACATTCAGCCGGGCACCGACGTTGGTTATGAGTTGTGTAAATTGCTCTGGCAGTTCCACCCGTTGGGAGGAAAACTGGTAGAAAAGCCGATCAACATGGCAATGTGCAAACCGCGCTCGTACAACGTTGAAACTGACCCTGATGAACGTGTTGTTCGCCAGTTCATGGAGGTTTGGGAACGTATGGGCATGAACGAGAAGATAAAAAACCTCTTCTTCGTGTCACGTTGCTACGGTGCTTCCGCTATTGGTGTCGGGACGGACGGTGTGACGTGTAAAGATCCAATCCCAACTTTTGGGTTACGTGAGGAGGATGTTTATATCAACGTCTGGGACCCGCTGAATGCAGCAGGTTCGATGGTGACCAAC